GAATCAATGCTTGAGAAAGAGAAAGAGGTGATGGAGTCTGCTTGGCAAGATGGTATGTATGAATGTGACGGAGACGGAACATTTGAAGATTTCTACAAAACCTTTAACACCAAAGAGAGATGAAAGACATAATAGCATTATGCAACCGAGACAAAGAGACTTATGGTATTGAGAATGATTAGGTCTTACCTTCGTAAGAAGCGACACATAAGAGAGATCCAGAAGTATCTTGAGATGCTGATGATGGATAATATCAATCTATCTATTCATGCGAGTAGATTTGGATGGAGTGATGAATTACAGAATCAATTAACGAACTCAGCCTTATTGATCAGGAAGTATCAGAGAAGATTGAGATTAATAAGAATGTAATGAGCAAGAGTGATCAGATCCTGATTAACAGGAAGAACCTTGAGATGCTATTCAGCATCCTAACTCAAGTCCATCTAAGGGGACAACTATCAAGAGATGAACAATCCTTCGTAGGAAAGTTTGTAGATTTACCTCCAGCACCTGCTCAACCTAATAGATCTCAAAGGAGATTAAATCAAAAGATAATAGAGCAAATCATTAGAGAGGAGCGTAAGAAAAATAAATAGGGTTCTATAATTATGCAAAAGGTAGATATTAGACAGGTAAGAAATAATCCTGACAATCCAAGATTCATAAAGGATCACAAGTTTGAGAAGTTAGTAAAGAGCATCAGGGAGTTTCCTCAGATGTTAGAACTAAGACCTATCGTAGTGAATCAGGATATGGTTGTCTTAGGAGGAAACATGAGATTAAAGGCTTGTGAAGCAGCAGGTATTAAGGAAGTACCTATCATCTTTGCAGATAACCTTACTCCAGAACAGGAGAAAGAATTCATCATTAAGGACAACTCCTCATTTGGTGAATGGGATTGGGATCTTCTTGCTAATGAATGGGATGTTGATCAACTCATTGATTGGGGAATGGACTTACCTAATTTTGATATTGAAGAACCAATAGATGAAACACCTGAAAAAGAAGAGAAACTTCTAATCAGCGTTAGATGCGAAAACGAACCCTCACAAGAGGCTCTGTATCAGTATCTAATAAAAGCAGGATATGATGCTACCAAGAGATAACTATGGACAGAACTGAACAACATAAAAAGGCAATGCTTGAGGCATTGGAAAAATCCTTAGGAGTAGTTACATCAGCCTGTAAATCAGTAGGCATTGGTAGAACTACTCATTACCTATGGATGGATAGTGATCCAGAATATAAGAAAGCAGTTCAAGACATTGAGAATGTCGCTATTGATTTCGCTGAATCACAATTGCATCAACAGATCAAGGGAGGGAATCCTACCTCTACAATCTTCTATCTAAAGACAAAAGGTAAGAAGAGAGGATATGTGGAGAGACAGGAGATAGCCCATGAAGGGCTGAAGACCTTTGAGATAGAGGAAGTGGATGAGCAAGATCCGAGTTAATAAAGTCTACGGACACCTAAAGAGATCAGATAAGAAGATCATAGTAGAGCAGGGAGGAACGAGATCAGGCAAGACCTATAACATTCTCCTCTGGATCATCTTTCATTATTGTGGTAAGAATGTCGGTAAGACTATCACGATAGCGAGAAAGACCTTTCCTGCGGTTAGATCCTCAGTCATGAGGGACTTCATTGATATCCTAAAGCAGAATGATCTGTATAGAGAGGAGAATCATAATAAATCCAATTCAGAGTATGTCCTTAATGGAAATCTGGTAGAGTTCATCTCAATGGATCAGCCTCAGAAGATCAGAGGTAGAAAGAGGGATCTTGCATTCTTGAATGAGGCTAATGAACTGACCTTTGAGGACTGGCAGCAAATCGTATTCCGTACCAACGGAAGAATCATACTTGATTATAACCCTTCAGATACTTTCCATTGGATCTATGATAGGGTAATACCAAGAGATGATGCAGCATTCTATCAAACGACATACAGAGACAATCCATTCTTAGATCAGACTATCATAGATGAGATAGAGCGATTAAAGGAAACGGATGAGCATTATTGGAGGGTTTATGGATTAGGGGAGAGAGGAACGAACAGAGCGCAAGTATTTCAGTTCACCACTATTCAGCAGATTCCTGCAACTGCTAAGTTCCTATCTTATGGGCTTGACTTTGGGTTCACGAATGATCCAAGTGCCTTAGTAGGATGTTACCAAGAAGGGAACAATCTATACTTTCAGGAGATGATATATTCTACGAACCTCACTAATCAGGATCTGGATAGAGAATTCCAGAAGATAGGAATAGGGAGATATGATGAGATCTTCGGAGATTCAGCAGAGCCTAAATCAATTGAGGAACTGCATAGGATAGGATGGAATATCAAACCAACGGCAAAGGGAGCAGACTCTGTTAATGCAGGGATAGATATGTTGAAGAGGTATAAGATCCATATCATAGGAAGTAATCTCATGAAGGAGATGGAGAACTATAAGTGGATGGAGGATAAGAATGGAAACCTCCTGAATAAGCCTGAGGATAAATGGAATCACCTCATTGATGCAATGAGATATGGAGTATATAACAAACTAAGCAAACCTAATTATGGGCGATACACAATCCGTTAGTATAGAGATCCCTGAAGCATTATCAGATATTAAGATAAGTGCTTATAAGAAGTTCATCACTTTAGCAGATGAGGAGAATGCTGATGAGATAGCAGTATATCAGTTCTGTGGATTGACTCCTGATCAGCAGGAGAAGATGAAAAAGAATGATCTTGATGAGATCAGATATCAGATTGCTGAGGTGTTATCTCAGAAGCCCAATCTTATAAAGACCTTCACCTTCAAAGGGAAGGAATATGGATTTCATCCTAAATTAGAGGATATCTCACTTGGAGAGTACATAGACCTTGACCAGTACCTGAAAGAGCCTTACAAGAACGCTGAGAAGGTATTAGGAGTATTATATAGACCTATCACTAAGAAGATGTTTGGTAGATATGATATAGAGAATTATGATCCAGATGTTCATGATGGATTAGGCTTTCAGGATCTTGGAACGGACATCTTATTGGGTTGTCTGCTTTTTTTTTATCGTTTAGAGATCAACTTACAAGTAACTTTCCTTCAATCTTTGGAGAAGGAGGGGAAGGAGACTCCTTTGATGTCCAATCTCAATTCTCCAGAAAGTGGAGTTGGTATGGAGCAGTATATCAAATTGCTCAAGGTGATCTCCTCAAGTTTGAAAGAGTAACGGAACTCCCTCTTAGAACTGCAATGACTTATCTGGAGTATGAGATAGATAAGGCTCAGGTAGAAAAATCTTTGATGAAAAAAAATTCTATTTAGGATTTGATTATTAAAAGTTTTTTTTGATATCTTTGAATATCATTAAAAAGATAGAGAGATATGAAAAAGCCAATCACATTCATCCACAAGGGAAACAATACCTGCTCAAACTGCGGTAAGAAATTAAAATCTAATCAAACTATCTGGTTAGAGTTATCTACTACTGATGGATTAGTATATGATCCAAGTGAGTTCCCAAAAGACCATCAATCACAGGGAATGTTTGAGTTCGGTTCAGATTGTGCAACGCAAGTAGTAAGCAGAGTTTAATAATCATGGGAGGGGAAACCCTCCCAATTAAAACTAATAGAGATGAGTTTGTATGATAAGTTAAGCCCAGAGGCTTTGAAAGTATTGGATCGGGAGATGATCATGTACCCTTATTCAACTAAAGCATTGATAAGAGGATTGAAGGAGAATAGATACTGCTTAGATCTGACATTAAACCAATGTCATAGAGTAGCAGCAGTATTTGGTTTTGAATGCACATTGACTAACATTATAAACTTCTTTGAGTGATGGATTACTTAGATTGGGAATTAGCAGTATATCAAGAAATGCACGATGGATGGTGTCATATCTGTGGAGAGCATAACGATAGAGATTGGCATTGCGATTGCTGCCGAGAATGCGAGAAGACTTATGCCGCTTGTGAATGCGGCTCAGAAGAAGATGTACATTTGGGGATCTAATGGTGGTTCATTAGGTTTGGTTTGGTTGAGGAGGTCTGTGGTGGATCTCCTCTTTTTTTATCCCTATTTTAGCGAATAGGGTTTTTTATTTGTATGAAGAAGGGATACTATCAAATAACAGAGGCACTTGAGAGTGCTGCATCATCAAATGATCAGATCAACCAAGTAACTTGGGGGGATATCTTTGATTTAGATTTCAGGAAGCAGGATATGTTTCCTGTTGCTCATGTCATCACAGGAACTGCGACCTTAGGAGAACGAACCATAACCTATGAGTTTGACCTTCTGGTAATGGATATCGTAGACTACTCAAAGGAGGCTAAGGATCTGTATGAGGGGAATATGATGAAGCAAGATGTGTACCATAGAACATTAGCAGCCATCTCTGAGATCCTTGCAACCTTCAGGAGAGGTAATCAATATGATGCTTACTTCAGGTTGGTGAATGATCCTGTTGCAGAGCCTTTTGATGAGGAGATGGAATCTAACATCTGTGGTTGGAAAGCAACCCTTCAGATAGAGGCTATCAATCCTAATAACATCTGTTAATGGATAATACTCAGAAGGCATTAGAGAAGTTTGGTAAGTACCTTGTAAAGGAATCCAGAAAGAACCTTACAAGGATGAAGAAGAATGTAAGTAATGGCTTATATGATTCTTTAGATTACGATATCAAGAAGATGCCTAATTCTTTTGAGTTTGACTTCCTGATGCAGGAATATGGGGAATGGGTAGATAAGGGAAGAAAGGCAGGAAAGAATCCTCCCTTCTCACCTCTTAGGAAATGGGTTCAGGATCGTAAGATCCAATTCAGAAGTAATAAGGGAAGATTCCAGACCTATGATCAAACGGCATGGGCGATAGTAAAGAGCATTGGGAAGAAGGGTATACCTGCTTCTAATTTTTATTCAAGACCTTTTAATCTGGGCTTTGCAAAACTACCTGATGAGATAGTTGAGGCATATGCTTTGGATGTGGAGGACTTCTTGGAGTTTACGATAGACAAATTAAACGAACAATACAAGAATGGCAGTAATTAGCCCAACAGGATTATTAGGAACAAGATCTCCTATCCTCATCACTTGGGATGGGACAGGAATATCAGCAAGTGATATCTATTACTTCAAGTTAGAGATATATGCTTGGTCAGGGGATAAGGATGTGAGACCTGCTGATCCTATCTACACGATTGATAGAACATCAGGATTTGTGGATGTATATCCAACTGCTGATATTGCTCCTTTATTAGAAAATGAGTTCAATCAAAGAATCTCAAAGTTAGATACTGATGATCTTGTAACGATGTCTCCTGATGCTTTGTTCTGGGTAGAGGTAGATTATGACATTGAATACTTTGATGATCCTTTCGTAGTAAATGATACAGGCACTACAACGAGATTCTTAGTTACTGATGGCTATGGTAAGTTTACTGACAATGCAAATGCTGACTTAGGTCAGGCTATCCTCTTACAGGATCAGGAGAAGTACTTCCATGAATTGGATACCTACAATATGCCTATCTATTTAGGTGATGTAGGCAGTTCATATCAGACCGATGTAGTAAAGATTAAGATAGTAGGAAGTGATGGAACATCTGATGAGGTAGTAGTAACCAATCAAACAGGAGAAGATGCAGAGGATAGAGTTCTGTTGTTCCCTGTGGGTATTCCTAACCTTCAGAACTACCTATACAATGAGAGCCTTACAGGCTTGACAGAACCAAGATTATTGGACTGGTGGGATGTACAGATATTGGACTCTGTTGATGATGTAGTAGATAGCAGAAGATTCTACAACCAATGTGAGATGAAGTATGATCCTATTCAGTTGCAGTTCATCAACCGATTGGGAATGTGGGATACATTGACCTTCTTTAAGCGATCAGATGATAGCATCAGCGTTTCTAAGGAGCGATACAGAGCAGTAGTTGGATCAGCAAGTGCATCAGGCTATACTTGGGGAGATCAAGCAAGAGGGATGAGAACCTACAATCATGAGGCTAAAAAGAGCATGACTCTAAACACAGGCTTTGTCAATGAATCCATCTCAGAGGTA